GATGACAAGAACGAAAGTTCCCTAAAAAGTAGTGGTTGGATGATACAAGAAGTTAAAGAATTAGATAAATGTACAATTTTGTCTAATATTTAATGTACGGTAGCGCACCTATGGCAAATAAAACTCATACAGAAGAAACTAAATTAAAAATGTCTAAAGATAGGTTAGGTGTTAATAATAGTTTCTATAATAAAAGACATTCGGAAGAATCTAAATTTAAAATTAGTAATTCACTTAAAGGTAAAAAAAGTTGGAATACGGGGAAAAAGTTATCATCAGAACATATTGAAAAATTAAAAATTTCTAAAATAAATTACACACCACCTAATAAAGGTAAAACAAGATTTGATTTAGATTTAATGGAAAAATTATTACAAAAAGGTTTAAAACAAATAGAAGTTGCAAAACATTTTAATACAGACCAAGGAACTATTTCAAGATATATAAAAAAACATAAATTTAATTTAAAACTATAAATTATGCCAACAGCAAATACACAACCAATTTTTTCAAGTTTAGGAGACGTACAGTGGTCAATTTCAGCAATAACCACAGCAAATACAACAAAAGATTTAACATCGGGAACTATTTATTTAACATTCACCGCTGACGCAACAAATGGTGGTTTCGTTCAAAGAATACGTTTTAGGTCGTTAGGGACAAACACCAACGCCACAGTTGCGAGGATTTGGATTAACAACGGTTCAACAACAGCAACCGTGACGAATAATACTTTATTTGATGAAATTACTCTAACTTCAATAACAAATAGTGAGACCTCGTCACAACCAACATTTGAATTACCATTAAACATTGCATTACCACCGGGGTATAAAATTTATGTAACGGTTGGTACCGCACCAACATCGGCAGGATGGCAAGCCACAGTAATAGGTGGTAAATATTAAAATTTAAGATTATGTATACATATACTTTATGTCAATTTGAATATGGTTATGAAGGGACTTTCTACCAAGAAACAGGTTCAAACGGAGAAGGACTAATTCGTTTTGTAGATTTAGATGGAAACACTTTAAATTTAGAAGGTGAATATGGATATTTTGTGATAGATAATAATCCACCTAAACCAAGTTGGGCTAATTAATGATAGACATTTTTAACATACCTTCTTCAACTCAAAACACTATAACATTCTACGCTACAGGTAACTGGCAGACGTGGAATAAACCTCGCAACGCTAAAATGATAGAAATATTCTGTTTAGGAGGCGGTGGTGGAGGTGGTCACTCACTAACATCACCGACAGTAACAACAGGTGGAGGTTCAGGTGCTTCTGGAGGAATTGTTAGAGGATTAATTCCCGCTTTTTTGTTACCTGACACAATTTATATTTTAACAGGTAAAGGAGGTGTAGGAGCAATAACTTCAGGAGGTAGTGGAGGTAGTGGTGGTATTAGTTATATATCACTACAACCTTCAACTTCAGAACAAACATTAGTTTGTAAATCATCTACAACAGTATCAGGAGGAGGAACAGCTAATGGAGCAGGAGCTGCTCCACCAATATCTGTAGTTACACTTTCATCATTCGGTAATTTAGGATTATTTACCGCCATAGCTGGAATAGGTGGAAGTTCATCCGGAGATAATACAGGGACTAGTGGTAGTAATACAGCATCGTTAGGAACAACTTTAGTAACAGGTGGTGCAGGTGGAGGTGGAAAAACCGCATCAGTTTTTGGGGCAGGAGGAAGTATAACAGCAGCATCAGCAATACTAACAACACAAGTAAATGGAGGTGTTACCGCGGGACAAAATGGTGATTCAGGGTATGGAACATTACAACCTTTCTGTGGAACAGGAGGAGCAGGTGGTGCCGGAATAACAACAGGTGCAGGAGGAAAAGGTGGAAATGGATGGTATGGTTGTGGTGGTGGTGGAACCGGAGGTGGTTCTGTTGTTTCTAAAGGTGGTAATGGTGGTGACGGTTTAGTCATAATAACAGTAATATCATAATATGTTAGATTTATCATATTTTCAAAATCAAAACTCAAACGTGCAAGGATTCTTCAATGGAGGAACTTGGCAAACATGGATAAAACCAAGAGGTGCTAAACTTGTCAATATTATTTGTCAAGGTTCAGGTGCTGGAGGTGGTGGAGGATTACAATCAGCTTCTACACCCAGATGTGGTGGAGGAAGTGGAGGTACAGGTGCCAGTGCAAGAATAACTATTAACGCAAATTTACTACCCGATATACTTTATATATTACCCGGTATAGGTGGAACCGGAGGATTAGGTGGAACATCTGCAACATCAGGTTCTTCAGGACAAAATAGCTTTGTTACTTTAATACCTGACACAACATCTGTATCAAACGTTATTTTACGTTCAGGTACAACTCCTGCAACCGGAGGATTAGATGGAACATCTGCAGTTGGAGTAGCAGGTGTAGGAGAAACACTAGGGGTGATAGGTAACAGTATTTTTGCTAATTTAGGAACATATACTTTTCAAGCAGGAGCTTCTGGTCTTGCAGGGGGTACTACTACAGGTCAAGGACTAATACCATTAAACTTTGTAAACGGAGGTACAGGAGGTGGAGGTACAGGTACAAGTGGAGCTTTTTTTAACACAGGAGTATTCCCATATATAGCACCAACACCTGTAAATACTAATGGAGCTGGAAATATTATACTTTATAAACCAACATTAATGTTATTTGGTGGTCTAGGAGGTGGAGGTTCTTTATCATCAGGTAGTGGTGGTAATGGAGGAAATGGTGCTCCGGGTGCTGGTGGTGGCGGAGGTGGAGCTTCTTTTAACACAGGAGTTAATGCAGGAAATGGTGGAAGAGGTGGAGACGGATTCGTTATAATAACAACAAGTTTATAATTTATGATAGATTTATTTAACATACCAAATTCTCAGGATAATACGTCAATATTTTACGCAAATGGGTCTGCTTGGCAAACTTGGAGAAAACCAAGAAAATGTAACTATGTTTGGATGATGGCCATTGGTGGGGGTGCAGGTGGTGCAGGTGGTTTTAATGGTACCGCAAATATGGCGGTAGGTGGTGCAGCGGGTGCCATTACTAGAACACTTTTTAACTCATCAAATCTACCCGATATTTTATATATACAAGTTGGTTTAGGTGGTAGAGGTGGTACTCCCCCCAATTCCGGTGCCACAGGTAATAGAAGTTTCATAAGTTTATCTTCAAGTACTATAGCAACAAATGTTATAATGGCTTCAGGAACTGCCGGAGCAGTAGGAGGACCCTCAGGTGCGGGTGCATCCGTATTAGGGGAAACCGCCTTTACTAGTGCTGTGGGTAACTTTATTACTTTATCCACTTTTATTTCAACAATAGGTAATCCAACACCATTATATACTAGTTCAATTATAGATATAACACCTTTAACATCACAAATAACTTGCCCTGGAGCTGGAGGTGGGGGAGTTAGTGCTACAACCCCATCAATAACAGTGTTTGATGGAAGTTCAATAAATGCAACATCATTTTCACCAAGAATATCAGGAGGAACATCTTTTACAGGAAGTACTGCGGCAACTAATGGTGCAGATGGTTATACCTCTTGGAAACCATTTTTTTCAACAGGAGGTGCGGGTGGTGGTTGCTCTTATTCCGGTACTTCAGGAAATGGTGGTAAAGGTGGTATAGGTTCAGGAGGAGGAGCTGGAGGTTGTTCTAATACAACCGCCGGTGGTGTTGCTGGAAATGGAGGAGATGGTGGTGACGGTTTAGTGATTATTGTTAGTTTTTAAATACTTATAAAATAAGAACAAAGATAATTAACAATGCAAGTAATAGAAATCACAAGTTTATCAGGACACACCCCATTTAACATATCAATATGTGATATAACAAAAACTTATTGTTATTCGGGAGTCACATCGGCGACAACCGTCCCATTAACAATTAATATCCCAACGGAATTATTGGGAACTAATGAGTTATTGGTTGTGGTAAAGGATTCAATAGGTTGTGAAACATTCCACCCGTATTATTGTATTACACCGACTCCAACTCCGACATTAACCCCAACTCCGACAATTACACCGACAAACATTTCTTGTAATTGTATAACATTTACAAATACGGGATTAACCACAGGTGATTATAGTTATATTGATTGTAACGGGGATAATATAAGTTTTACAATTAATTCAGGGACTACATTATATGTTTGTGGTAAATCACCAATTGCTTCGAGTGGAGTAACCTATTCAATGGGATTACCTTGTTCTAATAACACTTGTGTATTTCCAACGCCAACACCGACCTCAACACCGGTTATTGTGGATTGTGTTAGTTATATTACCACAGGAGGTACGGATATATTTAAGTATAATATTGACACTAATGATTTAACATTATTAACATTCCCATCTTTACCATCAATAAGTGATATTGCAAATAATAGTAATAAATTTTGGATTACAGATGTTAGTAACCCTCAAGGAATTACGGAGTATTATATTAATCCAAATCCATTTGTTGCGACATATAATCGAACAATAACCTCATCACAAACTTTATCGGGATTATGTGTTAAAGATAGTAATACTTTAATTTCAACAATAACGGGAGTAACTGTTGGGGATTCGTCAATTATTGTTGAAGTTGATTTAACAAACGAGTTTGCGGTGATTACCAATAAATTTTCATTACCATCAACGGGTAGAACTTTGGGTGATTTAGTTTATTTTCCATCAACAGATAAATTATATGTTGCAAATTTAAATAATTTTAATGTATATTTGACTCAATTTAATTATACAACAGGTGCTGTTGAATATGATGTAACACTTAATCCATCAATTAACACTGTTTATGGATTGTCATCAAAAAATAATAATCTTTATCTTTTTGAATACTTGACAGGTAAGGTTTATCGTCTTGATGATATAACAATACCGACCTTCACATTAGTTCAAACAACAATTTCTGCTGTTGGTGCTGCCTCATCAGATGTTAGTTGTGCAATTGCTGTAACTCCCACACCAACCCCAACAATGACACAAACTATTGGTTGTGTTACTCCGGTTTTAAGTAGTGTTACAAAATTATCTGGTTCAACATACGGAGTTATTTTTTCAACTAGTTATAATTGTACGTCAGTAGATATTGAATACTCAAGAGATAATGTGAGTTGGTCTGCAAACACAGGGTCTTGTTCAACCTCAAGAATAGTTAATACCGGTGACGGTTCAGGTGCTTGGTATTTTAGAATCATTCAATTATGCGGTGGAAATTATTTAACAGGGAATACATTAACATATATCCCAACATCACCAAACCCAACACCAACAGTTACACCGACACCTACATACCCATATAATAATTTAGGGTATACATATATTGTTCCGGAACCACAAGACGCCACGTCATTAAGTAATTTAAGTACTTATATGAGAAGTAGTGGCAGTACTTTCTTAGGGTGGGGTAATAGTGGATTACCATCAACAATTAATTACTCGATTAATTTAGATACCTACATACATTATTCAGGGTTCACTGGAGGTAGTGGTAATTTCATTTCTAATGTTGGTAATCTTAGAAGTTCAAATAACTCTGACAATTTTGGTTGTACTTCTATTGGAATTTTTAACACTATAGAAATAACTCCAATAGACATTAACCCTAATATTCAGTATTTTTATACAATATGGGTTCCAATTATTGTACCGTTTCCATCAATTTCTAATATATTAGTTAATATTGGATATGGAGCACCTTGTACTTCATCAATACTTAACAATGGAGTTCCAGACACTTTATTATTTTCTCAAGATGTTTTTGTTACTTCAGGAGCACCAATACCTACGGGGTATTATAAAGTATTATGGTTAGACCCATCTTGTTTATTACCAACATCAGCACCACCACCTGAATTAGGGTTCCCTCTATATTTTAAAGCGTCGGGGTTTTTATAAATTTATCATTTTATTATAAAAAAATACTACTTTTTATAAAAATCAAGATATTTATATAATATGGGAAGAAAACAAAAATTGTTAGAAGAAAAAAAAATCAAAGTTAGTATTAGTTTAGATAGAGAACTATATTCTTTAATTAAACAAGACAAATTAATGCCGTCCCGAATTATAGAAAAATTGGTTAGAGATTATTATGGAAACAAAAGTTTGTAGTAAATGTAAAGTTGAAAAAGATACTTGTGAGTTTGGGAAAAAAATAACAAATAAAGACGGGTTACAAAGTAGATGTAGAGAATGCCGAAAAATAGAAACTAAAGAGTATCTTGATAGATATCCAGAAAAAAATAAAGAAAAATGGAAAAAAAACAAAGAAATTCTGTCCGAAAAATTTAAAGAATGGGTTAAACAAAATCCTGATTATTATAAGAAATGGAGGTTGGAAAATAAAGATAAAATTAACGAATTAAAAAGACAGCGTTATTCACTTCATAAAGAAAAAAATAGACAAAAATCAAAAGAATGGAGATTAAAAAATAAAGATGTTTTATTACAAAAAAATAAGGACTATCGAGAAAGAAATAAAGAACTATTAAATGAAAAAAGACGAAAAAACCGTTTGGAAAATTTAGAAGAATATAGAAGATTAGAACGTGAAAGATACGAAAAAAATACCCATTTAAAATTAATAAGAAACTATAGGACAAGAATAAAAAACTATATGAAATTCAACAAAGTATCAATTGGTACAGGTACTTTAGAATTGGTTGGATTGACTTCTCAAGAACTAAAAGAATATTTAGAATCTAAATTTGTTGACGGTATGTGTTGGGATAATTATGGATTATATGGTTGGCATATAGACCACATAATCCCTCTTTCATCAACAAAAAATGATGATGACTTAAAAAAATTATGTCATTACACAAATTTACAACCCTTGTGGTCATTTGAAAATTTAAGTAAGGGTTCCAAATTTTAATTTTTGTATATATTTTTGCATTAATTTTTTTATTTTTTAAATAAAAAAAAAACTATGTCAAAAATATTCATACAAATTGCCAGTTTCTGTGACCCCCAACTTGGTATTACAATTAAAGATTGTATTGAAAATTCTAAACACCCCGAAAAATTAGTATTTGGTATTACTAATCAATATAACCCTGACGACGAATTTAATATTGATGAATACCAAAATGATGAACGATTTAGGATTGAAAATATCTTACACACCGAATCTAAAGGTGCTTGTTGGGCTCGTAACCTACTTCAACAAAGATATAGTGGTGAAACCTACACCTTTCAAATTGACTCTCATATGAGGTTTACACCAAATTGGGATGTCGAAATGATTAAGATGATTAAACAACTTCAAAAGAAAGGATTTAAGAAACCTTTATTAACGGGATATGTTTCTTCTTTTAATCCCGATAATGACCCGGCAGGGAGAGTTCAGGAACCTTGGAGGATGTCATTCGACAGATTTATACCGGAATCTCCTGTCTTTTTCTTACCTGAGACTATTCCGGGGTGGCAAAACTTAACAGAACCAGTTCCCTCAAGATTTTATTCGGCCCACTTTTGTTTTACATTAGGACAATTCTGTATAGAAGTGCCTCACGATGAAAATTATTATTTTCACGGAGAAGAAATTTCTATCGGTGTCAGAGCATTCACTCACGGGTATGACCTTTTTCATCCTCACAAGGTTTTAATATGGCACGAATATGAAAGAAAAGGTCGAGTGAAACAGTGGGATATTGATAAAAAGTGGGTCGATAAAAACAATTCATCACATTTAAGAAATAGAAAACTTTTCTCTATGGATGGTGAGGTCTATAATCCTGAAGAGTTTGGGATATATGGTTTTGGAAATGAAAGAACATTAAAAGATTATGAAATTTATTCAGGTCTTAAATTTTCAAATAGAGCTGTTCAACAATATACATTAGATAAACATTATCCACCTAACCCACAAATTTTTCAAACAGAAGAAGAATGGTTGGCAAGTTATGCTAGTATCTTTAAACACTGTATTGATATTGGATTTACTCAAGTTCCGGAAAAAGATTATGATTTTTGGGTTGTAGCATTTCACGATGAGAATGATGAAACTATTTTCAGAAAAGATGCGGACATCAACGAGATTAATATGATGATGAGAGACCCTGATGGGTATTGTAAAGTATGGAGAGAATTCCAAACTACTCATAAACCAAAGTACTGGGTTGTTTGGCCATATAGTAAGTCAAAAGGTTGGTGCGATAGAATAACAGGTAATCTATAATGATTTTAATATCACATAGAGGTAATATTAATGGTAAATTTGAATCTTATGAAAATGAACCAACTTATATTGATTTAGCCTTATCTAAAGGATATGATGTTGAAATTGATGTATGGTACGTTGATGGTTTACTTTACTTAGGTCACGATAAACCTCAATATGGGATAGAAAATCTTTAATTAAATTGCTTGAAAGTAATTTAAAATTAGGGTTACATCATTTTGATACCTCATATGTGAGAAATATGAAGGGAGAATTAAGACATAATATGACCGGGGATTTTTATGAGACTAAAGATGATTATTGGGATTATGGTTTTAAACATCTTTGTTTAAATAAATTTGATTACACATCTAATTACGCATTTGATGAAAGAAATGTTGATGGGGATTATTTTTTATTTTTGTATTCTGAAATAATTAGATTTGGTAAATTTAATTTTAAAACTCACAATAATAATAGATTTTTTTTAGAAAAATTTTTAAACGAAAAAGATATTACACCTCAACACCCAATTTACGGTAAATTTTTTTAAATATGAGACTAGAATTTAGGTTTGAAAATCCACACACTGATTGGGCAGTATTACACGTATTTAAAAAATATTATGAATATTTTATAAAAGAAAATCCACATATTGAATGTTCTTATGTTAATTCAAGTAAATTTTATAACGGTAATCCTTCCGGAATATATTCTGCCCAAATAATGACTATTACTAATTTAGACACTAAAAAATACTTAATTGTGTCTTATTGGGATAAACCTATTGAAATGACGTGGGACGGAAATGGTTGGGAGACTAATTATCGTGTGGAACTTATATCATCGTCAGGAGCAAAACCGGAAATGAATTTTACCCCTTATAGTTATTTACCATATTCAGTAGTATTTGATGATTTATCAAAAAATTCTAAAAAAATTGATGAAAAAGAAAAAAATGAATTGGAATTTAGGGGGTTTTTATATAATGAAAGATTATCATTATCTAAAATTGGTGATATTAAAATTATTAATGAAAAAATATTTCCCGTTGAAAGATATTTTGAAGAATTAACTAACAATAAAATTTGTTTATCCTTAAATGGTGCTGGTGAAATTTGTAATAGAGATATTGAAGTATTATCTGCTAGGTCGGCTTTACTAAGACCAACATTAAACTTACAATTTCATAATAAATTAATTCCAAATTACCATTATATTTCGTTTGAAATGGATAATGACCCGACAATTTTAAATAAAAATATTTTAGATAGATATGACGAGGTTAAGGATGATGATGAGTTTTTAAAATTTATCTCAGAAAATGGTTATCAGTGGTATCTTGAAAATGGTACTGTTGATTCAAATTTTAGAATATTAAAAGAAATTATAGACATAAATAAATTACGATAAAATAATGGAAAAAATAATTATTAGTTTAACAACTATACCTTCAAGACTTAATTATCACGACCCAAATGGGGGGTTACGACCGGTTCTAAATAGATTACTGACACTGTCATATTCTGATTATGAAATTCATCTTAACATACCTTATATTGTTAAAAAAACAAATGAAGAATACTCATTACCTTCTTGGTTAACAGAAATAACGGATTCAAAATTAAAAATTTTTAGAACGGATGATTATGGTTCTATGACTAAAATTTTACCAACAATATTACGTACAGAAGAAAGTGATGATGTTATTATTATTACGGTAGATGACGATTTGTCTTATGAAGATGGATTTATTGAGTATCATTTGGAAAAGAGAAAACAATATCCAAACGCAGCGATTGGGTTTGCGGGGATTTCAGCAATAAACGGAACTTGTCATTTTTGTACAACCGTTAAGGAAGATGTTAGGGTTAAAATAATTGAAGGTTATAAAACGGTCTCTTATCGACGAAGTTTTTTTAAACCGGATTTCTTTAGTGAATTTGTTGGAGAATCTTGGAGTGACGATATTATTTTATCAGCATATATGGGAAAACATAACATTGAAAAATGGGTGGTTAGTTATGATAACGATACTGATTTCTCCGCAAGAGTAGAGTCATTTCCAGTTATCGGACATTTACCAAATGAAAGAGGTGGTTGTTGGTGGTACCGTTCAGAAAGCGCATCAGACAACGCAGATAAATTTTATAAATTACAATACTTAGAAAGATAATATGAGTAAATTAACATTAGTAACAGGATTATGGGATATAGGAAGAGGTGACCTTCAAGAGGGGTGGTCTCGTTCTTTTCAACATTATTTAGATAAATTCTTAGAACTATTACAAGTTGATACAAATATGATAATCTTTGGTGATGAAGAATTAGAAAAATTTGTTTTAAAAAATAGAAATAGTGAAAATACACAATTCGTCCGTAGAGATTTAACTTGGTTTAAAACAAATGAGTTCTACGATAAAATACAAAAAATTAGAACCAATCCGGATTGGTATAATCAAGTTGGTTGGTTAACAGACTCTACCCAAGCAAAATTAGAAATGTATAACCCTTTGGTTATGTCTAAAGTATATCTTTTACACGACGCTAAAATTTTAGATAAATTTGATTCTGAATATATGTTTTGGATTGACGCTGGTTTAACAAATACTATTCACCCGGGGTATTTCACTCACGACAAAGTTTTAGATAAATTACCACAATTGGTTAAAAACTTTCACTTTGTTTGTTTTCCATATGAAACCAATAGTGAAATCCACGGGTTCAAATATCAAGAGTTATGTGAATTAGCCGGAAAACCGGTTAATATGGTTGCTAGAGGCGGTTTTTTTGGTGGTAGGAAAGAATCTATATCGGAAATCAACACAATTTATTATGGGTTAATGAAAGATACCTTATCCCAAGGATTAATGGGTACTGAGGAATCTTTATTTACTATTATGACTTACAAATATCCTAATTTAATTACTTATTCAGAAATAGAAGGAAATGGATTGATGGGTAAGTTTTTTGAGGATTTAAAAAATATGACGGTGGAAGTAAAATCTGAAGTGTCAAAAGAAGTTGATATAAATAATTTGGATACATCTAAGGTTGGTCTTTATGTCCTTACATTTAATTCACCAAATCAATTTGAAACTTTGGTTAAATCGATGTTGGAATATGATTCCGATTTTATTACTAAAACAAAAAAATTCTTATTAGATAACTCAACTGATTTATCAACAACACCAAGATATATTGAATTATGTGAGGAATATAACTTCGAACACATTAAGCGAGATAATTTAGGTATTTGTGGTGGAAGACAATTTGTTTCAGACCATTTTAATGATTCTGATTTAGAAGTTGGAATTTGGTCGGAAGACGATATGTTTTTTCAAAATAATCCAAATGAAACTTGTAGGAATGGTTTCAATCGTTATACGCCTAACTTATATCAAAAATGTTTAGAAATATTACAAAAAGAAAACTTTGATATGTTAAAGTTGAATTTTAGTGAATTTTTTGGTGATAATAGTGTGCAATGGAGCTGGTATAACACACCACAAGATTTTAGACAAAAAAATTGGCCAAATAAACCGAAACTACCGGTTCAAGGTTTAGACCCTAACGCACCTTTAACGGAATTTAAAAATATAAAATCACATAAAGGATTACCTTATGTGACCGGAGAAATTTATTACTGTAATTGGACTCATTTTTTTACAAAAGAGGGTAATCGTAAAATGTTTCAAGAAACAAAATGGGATAGACCTTTTGAGAACACGTGGATGTCACATATTTATCAAGAAACAATAAAAGGTAAAATTAACTCGGGATTATTGTTATTAACACCAATTGAACATAATCGTTTCCATCATTACGCAGCGGAATTAAGAAAAGAAAGTTAGAGTAATATTTTATCACTTTTTCTCAAATTGTCTTCTGCCCATAAAGGTTGAAGGTTTGTGTAATGACAAAGTTCGTACATTTCTTCTTCGGTTTTTGCGGAAGATAACGGAATAATATGGTCAATATGCCAACCATATTGACCGTGATTATCCCAAGACATCCCTTCATAAAATTTTTGTTCTAAATACTCTTTAAGAAAATCAGGAGAACATCCAATAACATCAATATAACTTTTATTTTTTTCTATGGATTTTATTTTTAAAACTTCTCTAAGACGACATCTTAATCTATGTCGTAATTTGATAATTGGGTCATTATGATATTGTATCATAAAATTTAAACTTCTATTTTTATCGTAAATTTTATTTCTTCCTCTAATTTTTTCTTTATTTTTTTGATAATACTCGGCCCTCCATTTGTTTCTTTCTTCACGATTTTTGTCATACCATATTTTATATTTCTCAGGATTTTTATCTCGTTTGATTTTTTCGTCCTCACTTTGACATTTTTTACATCTACTTTTATAATATTGTACCCCCTTTTTATTAACGGATTTTTTATTAAACTCACAAACCTCTTTCACTTCTTTACACTTACTACATATCTTTTTTTCCATAATACTCTTTTAATAATTTATTAAGTAATGTTGATTTTTTAACTTTTTCTTTAACCATTCGGTCAAATAAATCACGGTCTAAACTTATTCCAAATTTAACCTTTCTGTCTTCTTCTAATTTTGTTGGTCTTGCCATATTATATAAATATCTGGTTTATTGTTAAAGTTTCACTATAACTAATAATAAATAAAAATTATTTTCCTTTTATCAAGTATTTATAAATAAAAAGTTTAAATGGATTTTTATATTAAAAAATTTTCTACGTTACCAGTATTAAAACTTGAGGTTATTAAAGATGGTCGTAGTACTTATAATCAATTGATGAATACAATAGAAACTTCTAGTATATTCTTCTCTATGGTTAATGATGATACGGGTATCCCAAAAATAATGTCTAAACCGGCAGGGTTTGTTCAAAAAATAAATGATGACCCAAATGCCGAACCTGAATACTATATTTATTATAAATTTACAAATACTGATACCAACACTGTTGGTAAATTTGAAGGACAATTTTTAATTAAGAATGATGATGGGAATTTAATTCTACCAATTCAAGAGAAATTAATTATCTATGTTCAGGAATCATTTATTGCTGATGATTTAGTGTATGATAATTGTTATACATCTGTTTACCCTTGTTGTGTGGTTCCCCAAACACCAATATTTCCAAGTGTAACACCTACAATGACACCTACAATGACACCTACAATGACAGTTACAATGACAGTTACGATGACACCAACACCAACCCCAACAAATACACCGTTACCAATTAATGTAACATTAATTAATAATTCAACAATTATTTCTATAGATGGGTTATCTGATTCATCAGGTTTAATAACATTAACAAATGTATCCGGTTCATTCCCGGTAACATTTGGTCAAACATTGTTTGGATATCATTCTACAACAACCGACACTTCACCTATAGTATTATTAACCGGTATAGGGTCATCCCCATATACTGTTGAAATAAATAATATTATAACAGTATATGGGGATAGTGATAATAGTAATGTGTCACTTACTGACGGTACACCTCTATTAAGTACCGATATTTTAATATTTACACTTGGATAATTAATAATATACCCCCTTCCCAAAAAGAAGGGGTTTTTTTATTAACCATTTGACTAAATCAGAATATTATAATATATTTATTTAGAACAAGGTAAATCTCGTCAATGATGAGAGCAAATATACCATTTAAAAAAATATTTTATGATATCACAAGAAGAGATTAAATCATTCCTTGAGGGGAATGATGACGAAAAGTATATCGTCGCTGTTGAATTTGACTACGTCACCGACGCTATATACAAAATTATCGAAGACCCGGGTCAGGGAAAAATAATCAAAAAAGATACATTTACGGCATTTGCTTGGGTTGGAGACTTGAGAGATTTGAATTTTTATTCAAAATCTAAAGACTTACAAAAAGAGGCGATGAAAAAACACGGAATCATCATTGATAAGTTAGAAACCAAAGGTAATGAAAGATTAGAGAAAGGTCTTAAGTTTATGGTTAAATCAATGAAGGGTTATCGTTCACTTATCCAATTCTTTAAAGAGGGTGGTGTTGACCCGTGGGGTGAAAAAACAAAAGGAAAACTAACGGTACTTCCCCCTGTTGAGCAGTTCCTTATCTCAAGAGAAAAAAGATTGTTCAAAGGGTATGAAGAATACAACGACATCACAAGACTCGGATTTGACTTGGAGACGACCGCTTTGGAACCAAAGGATGGTCGTATATTTATGATTGGAATTAAAACCAATAAAGGATACCAAAAGGTTATTGAGTGTGCAGATGAAGACCAAGAACGAAGAGGATTAGTTGAGTTCTTCAATATTATCGACGAACTTAAACCATCAATTATTGGTGGATACAATTCTGCAAACTTTGACTGGTTTTGGATATTTGAAAGATGTAAAGCACTTAACTTAGACATTAAAAAGATTGCAAAATCTTTAAATCCGGCAAGACCTATCTCTCAAAAGGATGGTATGTTAAAACTTGCAAATGAAGTTGAGAGATATTCTCAAACTCAGTTATGGGGGTATAACATTATTGATATTATTCACTCTGTTCGTAGAGCTCAAGCAATTAACTCAAGTATTAAATCCGCCGGTCTTAAGTATATTACCCAATACATTAAAGCGGAATCCCCTGACCGTGTTTATATTGACCACTTAGACATTGGTCCAATGTATGCTAAAAAAGAAGAATATTGGTTAAATGTTGAGAATGGGAAATACAAAAAGGCTGATAACCCTGCGTTTGATAATTTAGATACAAGATTCCCCGGTAAATACCTAAAGGTTACAGGTGATAACATTGTGGAGAGATATCTTGACGATGACTTGGAAGAAACGTTAACGGTCGATGATGAATTTAATCAAGGAACGTTTCTACTTGCGTCAATGGTACCAACAACATATGAAAGAGTTTCTACTATGGGAACCGCTACTCTATGGAGAATGATTATGTTGGCTTGGTCATATAAAAACAATTTGGCTATTCCTCAAAAAGAAGAGAAGACAGACTTCGTAGGAGGACTTTCAAGACTACTTAAAGTTGGTTACTCTACCAACGTACTTAAACTTGACTACTCGTCTCTATACCCCTCCATTCAGCTCGTACACGATGTGTTCCCTGAGTGTGATGTAATGGGGGGAATGAAAGGGATGTTAACTTACTTCCGTAATGCTCGTATTATGTATAAAAACTTGGCATCTGAGTATAAATCAATCGATTCTAAAAAATCACTTTCATACGATAGAAAACAATTACCATTAAAAATCTTTATCAACTCGATGTTTGGTGGGTTATCCGCACCACACGTTTATGAATGGGGTGAAATGAATAGTGGGGAAAAAATTACTTGTACAGGAAGACAATATCTTCGTCAGATGCTTCATTTTTTTATAAAAAGAGGTTATTCACCTTTAGTGTGTGACACTGACGGAATGAACTTTTCATTACCTGAAAATGGGGTTGACCATAAAGTATATATTGGTAAAGGACTGAATTGGTTAGTTAAAGAGGGTAAGGAATATAAAGGTTATGATGCTGATGTTGCCGAATTTAACGATTTATTTATGAAAGGTGAGATGGGATTAGATTGTGATGGAACTTGGGATTCTTGTATTAACTTGAGCAGAAAGAATTATGCTACGATGGAATCCAACGGTAAGATTAAATTAACCGGAAACTCAATTAAATCTAAAAAATTACCACTATATATTGAGGTTTTTTTAGATAAAGGAGTTAAATTATTATTGGAAGGAAAAGGTCAAGAATTTATTGAGTGGTATTTTGAATATCACCAAAGGATATACGACCAACAAATACCATTAAAACAAATAGCTCAAAGAGCGAGAGTTAAATTATCGGTTGAGGATTATAAAAAACGATGTAATACTAAAACAAAGGCGGGTTCGTTAATGTCGAGGATGGCACACCTTGAACTGGCAATTAAACACGATTTAAAGGTATCGTTAGGTGATGTGATTAGTTATGTTAATAATGGTGAAAGAGCGTCTCACGGGGATGTTCAAAAAGTAAATAAACCTAAAAAGGGTTGGTCCGAAAAACAAATAGAATTATATTTTTCATCATATGATTCCGCTCACTATAAAGAAAAAGAAAAGTTTTTATTAAAAAATGGGTGGGAAAAATCTTGGTCTGACGATAATTGGGTTCGTTCTGATGCGGATAATAAAGAAGCGAACGTAGGTATCCCAACGGATGTTGCGTATAGACTTGCAAATGCTGACAATACTGATTCTACAATACAACTTAATTGTTATCTGTTAGACCAAACTGAAATTGAAAATAATCCCGACTTAATAGGTGAGTATAATGTTGCAAGAGCAATCGCAACATTTAATAAAAAAGTTGAACCATTATTGATTGTTTTTAACAAGGAGTTACGAGAAAGTTTGTTAATCGCTAATCCGGAAGAAAGAGGATTTTTTACTAAAACTCAGTGTGAATTAGTTAGTGGGATACCAAATAATGATGCTGACCAAGATACTATTGAGGATTTATTAACCATAACTGATTTGGAGTTAAAATTTTGGAATAGAGTTGGTATTAGTCCAAATTATATTTATGACTTAGCAGAAGAAGGTTGGGAAGAACATATTGATTTAGTTAAAAAATAGTTAAAATAATATTTTTACATAAAAAACAGATATTTATAGATATGGGAAGACCAACTAAAGATTATAACGATAAAAAAATAAACATTAGCGTTAGTTTAGAAAAAGAAATATATTATCGGATGAAAAATGATGGTGAAAAACCTTCCCGTATTATTGAAAAATTGTTAAAAGAATATTATGGAAATAAAAATTTGTAATAAATGTGGTGAAGAAAAACTCCTTTGTGAGTTTAATGTCTATAATAAACTTAAAGGTTATCGTATTAACACTTGTAGATTATGTAAAAGTGAATATCTTAAAGAGTATAATAGAAGCACATCAGAAATTAGATGTAAAGTTAAAAAAGAATATCGTATTAAAAATTCAAAATTAGTTAAAGAACAAAAGAAAAACTATTACGAGAACAATAAAGAAAAAATAAGGGAATATAAACGTAAATGGGAAACAGATAAACGTAAAAACAATTTATTATTTAAAATTAAACAATTGGTTAGAAGTAGAATTTATAAATTTATAATATCAACCAATGGTAAAATATCAAAAAATAATAAAACATTTGATATGATTGGTTGTACACCTGAATTCCTTAAAGAGTATTTAGAACAAAAATTTACAGAGGGAATGTGTTGGAACTTGATGGGTGAACATATCCATATAGACCACATAACACCTTTGTCATCTGCTAACACTGAGGAAGACCTATATAAACTTTGTCACTATACAAATCTTCAACCATTATGGGCTGAGGATAACTTAAAAAAAGGAAGTAAAATACTATAAACAGAAAAGGTGTCGTATTTGACACCTTTTTTTATTCTAATTTTAACCCATCACTAGAAATAATTAACCAGTTACCCTCAACTCTAAAAAATTCAACCGCGGCACCTCGGTCAATTAATATCTCGTCATATTGTTCATCAATGAGACCCATAAACGGTACAATTAAAACTTTTGTTAAAGCTTTAATCACAATGTGTTCCGTACTACTTTGGTCTAAAATAATTTTACAATTTGGAACATCTTTTACTAATATAAATTCTTCACCATTTGTTCTATGTTCCGGTGTTGTAACTGTTTGAATTGGGTCTGATGTGTTTAAGTTGGACATTGACCCAAATAATTTGTTTCCGATTTTTTTTCTTGTTATAAATGTCATATAAATTAAATTACATATATTTGTCTTGGCATTGCTCTGAACTTTAATTGTTTGTTAAGATTCTCAGCGATTTGTGCCTCTCTTTCCATAACTCGTTCAGGTTTTAACCTTGTTAATCGACCTTCTGCGCCTATTAATTCCTCAATTAATTTTGATTTTTCATCTTTAGCTTCTGTTGCCAATGATTGGTAATCCATAGTTAATTCACTATCCGGAGTTTTGATGTTTCCACTAAATTTACCGCGAACTCTTGATAATGTTTCTTTAACGTAAGAAGTAAACCAACGACGAATCCAAACTTGAGCTGGATTATTTAGTTCAGTCCAAGAAATTTCTTCAAATGGAACATCTGAAGGTAATTTAATAATATCCGGATTGGCTTTTAAACATTTATCTCTATCTTGAGGCCCAACGTCATAATACCAGTACCATACGCGTCCCCTCGTCATTTCAGCGTTTCCAAAGTCAAATTTACCCCCCGGTGTTTGCATTAAATGTAATGCCTTTTTTCCTTCAGGTAAAGCGGTAATTTTATATGTCATCTCACCGGCAATAATTCTTCTTTGAATATTAATTTCTTGCATTCTTAATAACATATCAAAAGCGGGCGCCATAAAGAAAGACCCTGACATATTCATTTGAGCAAAACCACCGGGTCCACCAAGACCAACACCCCCTAATGAACCAAACGACCAGGGGTCGAATAATAAGTTATTAAGTTCTGCCGGTGTAAACCATAGTACTTCATTTATCTCTCTTCCCGCAGGAATTTCGTAAATTTGTTGATTATGTTGTAGTTGAATAAAATCTTTTTTAATTTCCCAATCACCACCAGCTTGTAGTCCAACAATTTTGGAATAAGCGTAAGTGTAACGAGTTTCATAGTCTAAACTTTTGGTAATGAATGCTCGGGATAATGATTGTGTGTCTAAATTTAAGTTCGCCAATGAAGTCCATTGGGATTCAATTAACCAATCTTGAATATATTGAGAATAGTCACTAATTGATAGTTCTAATAAACTATCCATCATTTCATCTTCAATCTCAACTGAACGAAGGGGTGCACCTAAAAGGTGTTTAATTCTTGTATAGAGTTTGGTTCTTTCCGGTTCTGCGATAACTGCCATATAGATTTGTGTTTCTATATAAATATCAGCTAAGAGTATAAATTAAACTTTTTTCAGGGAAAACAAAATTACCGTTAGCAATTGTCGTATCGTTATTATTAAAGATTAAGATTTCTTTATTATTTTTTGAAAAAATTAACCAATCAGTGTGATAACGTTTAACATTACCTGACCCCATAATGATAGTATTACCATCATCAGTTTTTACATTTGTGAATGGTTTTATTTGAGCAGTTTTCTTTACACCATCAACAATTATTTCACAATCAATCCCACCAATCATATCTTCACTACTACCAAGTTTACCAACAGCGTTAACATTGTTGTTACCAAATTGTTTTTTAAGTATTTCAATTGTGGTATCTTCACGTTTTTGACCCCAAGCGTGGGTTTGTCCTAATACCATCATAAGTGATTGGAATGTTGAGGATTTGGGGGTAAATATTCTGTCTTTATATTCGTCAATTATATTAACAAAACGTTTAACTTGGTTTAATTGTTCAAATGAGTCTGAGTTTTGAAATGATATTGGTTGTTGTTTTTGAGATAATAAAACTTTATTAACATCTCTAAGTAACACACAAAAACAACTATAATTTGTGTTTAATTTATTAATAACTGAACGACCTTCTTGTTCTAAGTCGTATATTCCGGACATTTCACCTTCGCCATAGGTTCCTCTATTATAGTAATTGTCGGGAAAGACATCTTTTAATATTCGGTTGATTGCAAATTTAAATAAATCTTTAACTTTTGGGTTTGTGTTGAATACTTGTCTAATTTCTTCAACTTTGGAGGTTGAACATTTCTCAGCTTTGGATTCAGATAGTATTAGGGTCACTTTTCTATCGGTTTCATTTTTGTTAATCTCTTCAATTATAAGATTAACTTTGTTTTCTGTATTTTTCATATAGGCTTGTGTTATTATGATAAATATCTGAACAACCGAATTAACCTCGGTTGTTTATCTTATTCATAATGTTTGCGATAAAATCACCTTTTTCATCTATGTTATCACCCATAACAGTATCTATGTTTTGTTTCTTTTCATTTACCATATCATATATAACACTTTCAATAGAATTAATGAAGATAGGGTAATAAACGGATACCGAGTTTTTTTGTCCATATCTGTATGCCCTATCTTCTGCCTGAAGTAAATGTCCTGGAACAAAAGATAAATCGTTCATAATAACGGCTTCAGCGGCTGTTAATGTAATACCAACGCCAGCGGCGACCATATTTCCAACAAAAACCTTAATCTTATCATTTTCTTGGAATTGGTCAACAGCGTATTGTCGTTGAGGTTTTGATGTTGAACCATCTAATCTAACCGCTTGTTTACCGAAATGGTCGGCAATCTTATTTAATGTGTCTGTAAAGTTGGTAAAGATAATAACTTTTTTGTCTTGTTCCAAAATATTCTCAGCTAATTCTATGGTATCTTTAATTTTTTCTTCGGCAATCACTTGACGAACCTTCATTAACTTACTGAATTGTACTGTTAAAGATGTTGATTCATCGGGATTCTTATTATACCAATCGTAGTATTCTCCCATCAACCCTTCATAAAGTTTTGACTTTAATCTTAGATAAACTGGTGTAATAATTTTCTCAGGTAAATCTAACACTTCGGTCTTCAATCTACGTAAAACTTGACGAGAAGTTCTATCTCTTAACTCTTCCAAATTGGTTGCTCCGGCAACATTCCATATTTTTCTTTTTCCTGCGGTAAATTGATAACCACCACAATATCTAATTGCGTAAGCCATCCAATTTAAGGCCGCAGGACTTTCAACTAACGATAATAAATTAAAATAATTCATTGGTCGGTTGGTCATCGGTGTCCCGGTTAATAACCACACTCTTTCACATTTTTTAGCAAAAGAATTAACCAATTTTGAACGGATACTTGTTCCATTAGCCAAATAATGAGCCTCATCCAAGATAATTAAATCAAATTCTCCTTTGGTAATTAATGAATTGTCTTTATCTTTGATGTCATAAAAGTTTTTAAGAATATCGTAATTAACAATTACAAAATCGTGTTCAATTGAGAAATTCTTACCTTCTGAAATATAAACACTTCTATCTGTATAGTTCTCAATCTCTCTTTGCCAATTAATCTTTAAAGATGCCGGACAAACAATTAATATTTTTTTAACTTTGGTTTCCAAAGCAGCAATGATTGTTGCCGTTGTATTGTGAGTAACAATACCGTGCTCAACAACATATAATTTGTCCGGGGAATCTACAGAAATACAAACACATTCATCCTCACCAAATTTCTCAATATTTTTAATATATCTACCGGTCGGGTATTTTTTAGGGTCAACATACCTTTCCGATTTTCGTTTTAATCGAAACGGATTCATCCCTGGAGGTAATTTAATGTTTACCCTATAAGATAATTTTCCTTTTAATTTTTGACCTTTATATGTGTAAGTTGGTTTTCGACTTTTAACCCTAGCAATCCCCCCAAGAGTATGAACAATCTCAACAACATCATCACACAATTTTTTAGACACCGTTGAATATTCGGTACCGTGAAAATTATTATTTTTATTTAACATACAATGACCATCAGTATCCATCAATCCTTGTAATATAGATAATCGGTTTTCAACTGAGGAATATTTATATATCTCGGGGATAAATTTAGTATCTGAACGTTTATTTTCTAAATTTAAATCAAATAATGAATTACCAACATTAATATAACCGTTTCTCACATTTTCTTGAGGTTTATTTTCTTTTAATAAAAAAAGATTAAATAATTCATCATAATCGTCTTTATGTAGTGAAAAATTAATATTTTTATTTTTAAATGACCCATCACCGAGTCCGAGACCTAATAAATAAGGGTCTATTGGTAAAACATCGTTCCGTTCAAAATGGATTGGTTTAACAATCGGTATTTGCCATTTATTATTACCGTTTGACGATTTATAATGAGTTTCTATTTCATAATCTTTACTTGAATTAACACCATTACCTTTTATAGTTATTTTACCCCCCTCAAACATTTGTTTAGTGGACAACACTAACGATTTTTTTATTCTATCGTTTTTTCTATTTTTGCCGTAATTTGGTGAAGATACAGACCATAAATGTTCATCTCCCGATAAAATTGAGTGTCCATCATTAAAGGTAATTTTATATGTTTCCTGAACTCCTTGAGAAAAAACACCGGTTACTTTACATTTATCACCGTTTGAACCAATAACGTCATCTCCAATACTAACATCACCAATAGGTTTCATCCCTAATGGTGTGTATATCAATGTTTTTGTAGGAAAAAACTTACCCAACCCCATATCGTCTGCCAAAATAAACCTTTTAGACCCGGCAAGTTTTTCAATTGCGAGTTTTTGATGTTCAAGAGGAGGACGATTAGAATATTTTGAATAATCAACAACAACGTCTTTAATTGTGTGTGTTTTAATTAAAGCACCTTTTGGTAGCCAAAAATCGTGGATTGTTTCAGATTCTAAAACTTTTCCCCAAACGTGGTAGGATTTTTCTTTCTCAACTAATAGCTTTTCCACCCACACCTGTTCGGGGATTTTAAGTAACAATTTTTCGTCGGCAATTTTTTTGGCAAAGTAGGGGTCTAAATCAACCCATCTTTTGGCTACCTTAGGTGTAACTTCGTAATAATTTATAATGTAATCACATTGTGCTCTTGTAGGAAAGAATCTTTTGTTTGTTTCCTTTTGATGTTTTAATTTTAAGATATAGTTATTTGCCCCCTGATAAGTTTCAAGGAGAGATATTGCTCGTTGTTCTATTGTTAAATTAGAATTTTCAGATGTATTGTTTTCCAAATTTAATCTTTTAGTAGAAATATAACACATTTTATAATATTTATCAATAAAAACACTATGAGTATGAATCAAAAACAATTGGAGAAAATGATAGGTAAAATGATAAATGTCATTAAGCCTAATGGTGTGTCTAAACTTGATTATGAGTTAAAACCTATTGATGATATTAGTCAGGAATATTATATGACAGTTACTTATGTTATCCCTAACGATAGTATTATTTTAAAAAGTCGAAATTTAATTAACCAAACTAGAGCTAATTGGAATTTAGAAATAGTTAAAACAATTAAAAATTATTTTGGTGTTGACGTTATAATTAATTCATCAGGAACACAATCTGAATCATACTATAATAGACAAAAACGATATGAATAATAAAGTACCAATCTCGAGAATCGGAAAGTTCTTTGGTGAGGAGGATTTTAGATTAGAACAAAATTTTGGGACTGAGTGGTTACATAATGACATGAACTTTACATTAGTTCTATGTCGTGTTGATAAATATCGTTCAAAAACCGATGATGTTTATGGTGAGACAGTATCTGATGGTATTAAGTTTTTACCACCGATTGAGTTTAAAGGTTACGTTCAAATTATGGCTCCTGATAACAAATATTTGGGAACATCTAAAATTGACCAAATGGAACCGGGTAATATGAAGGTTTCTGTATATCAACGAGATTTAGACGATTTAGATATAGATATTAATTATGGGGATTATTTAGGGTATTATGAAACTGAAGATAGAGTAAGATATTACGTTGTAAATAATGATGGAAGGGTTACCTCAGATAATAAACACACTATTGGTGGATATAAAAGTTTTTATCGTAGTATTATTGCTTCACCGGTTACATCAAATGAATTTAGAGGGTTATAATTAAGAAAAAATAAATAAAAATGGGTCTACCAAGTAAAATAAAAAAACATATTCCATTAACGGAACCCAAAACTCTTTTACCAAGAAGAGAAGAACTTTTGGAAAAAATTAATAAAGATGGAACTTATCTTCCAAAATCTTTATTACACGCAGATTTGGATAGGGGTTTTTTAGATTTTGTTAGAGATGATTTAAAAGTAGTTGTTGAAGGTAAAACCATTCCAACTGTCGATATTTTGGTCACAACTCAGAATTGGGCTCAATTCACTGAAACTTGGAATTTTCAAAATATTGATAAAAACGCAGAACCCCCATTTATAACAGTTGTTAGAACACCTGAAGTTAAATATGGTAGTAATCCGGCACTTGTTTATAACATTCCTAATAGAAAACAATATTTTTATGCTCAAGTACCAACTTGGGATGGACAGAGAAATGGAATGGATATTTACACAATACCTCAACCGGTTCCGGTAGATATTACTTACTCTGTTAAAATTATTTGTAATAGAATGAGAGAGTTAAACAAACTTAACCAAATCATTTTGGAAAAATTTGCATCAAAACAAGCATATGCGGTTATCAAAGGTCATTATATTCCTATTGTTATGGGAGGTATTGCCGATGAATCAGTGTTTGATGTTGAAAAACGAAAATATTATATTCAAACATACGAATTTACTATGTTAGGGTTTTTAATTGATGAAGACGAATTTGAAGTTGCTCCGGCAATAACTCGAGTATTAACTTCAGTTGAATTTGACCCTAATAACCCTAAAAAGGGAAGAAAAAATAAAGAAGATAGTAAAAGTTTTCAAACAGATGTATTATTTGTTGTTGGAAACGATACGTTAAGTCAAATAATAAATTATACTGTTGATATACGAGTTGGTGATTCCATTAATATAGAAAGTTTTGATATATATATTAACGGAGACTATTATGGAACTGATTTAACGTTAATACAAATTAACACAAACAATGTGTTAAGAATTGATGTGGTTAAAAAAGACAACAGTAAAGAGAGTATTATCCAATTATTAGATTTATTACTTTAATCTTCACCATAGACATCTTTATTTGTCTTACATTTCTCAATAATTAGTCTTTCTAAAAAACGATACATTTTAATACCCCTCTTTTCACAGTAGGTTTTAAGAATTTCGTGTGTCTCCACCGATATCTTTAAATTTTTAATCTTTTTGATGTCTTTATCCATAAGTAGAAAAAAGGTAGAAAATAATCTACCTAAAATATAAATAGTTGCTACGAAGTAAAGTATTTTGATTTTTTTTTAATATTTATATATAAATAAATTTAATAAACAAACAAACTAATGACAACAAACAGTAAAGTATTCGTATCTCCCGGGGTATATACTTCCGAAGTTGATTTAAGTTTCGTAGCACAGAGTGTGGGTGTAACCACATTAGGTATCGTTGGTGAAACCCTAAAAGGGCCAGCATTTGAACCTATCTTTATACGTAACTTTGATGAATTCTCAACTTATTTCGGAGGAACTTCTCCTGAAAAGTTTATAAATACACAAATACCGAAGTATGAAGCTTCGTATATCGCAAAAGCATATTTGCAACAATCTAATCAATTGTTTGTAAGTAGAGTTTTGGGATTGTCAGGATATGACGCAGGACCATCTTGGTCTATAAAAACGGTGGCAAACGTTGATAAATCAACAGTAGATTTTTACTGTATAAGTTCAACAATTGTTGATTGTGTTTCAGAATGTGACTCATTTAAACAAGTCTCATTTGAAATTCCGTTTTCTGGATGTGATAACAGTATTGATTCTATTGTATTCGGAGCTATTACCGGAGATGAATCAATAATATCTCATAAATTTTTATCATCATATGAAAATTTTAACGGTACTACATCAACACTTAGTAATGATGTTAAACAACAGATTTATAATGTAATTTTATCATCATCAACTTTATCAACATCAGCAACTTCTATAAATATTTATGGTGCAATTCCTTCTTCTGATTATATGGAATTACAAACATTAGGGTATACCGGTGTTACGAATGTATTTAACATTAATAATGTTGATGCAAGTATGTGTGATTACACATCACCTGATACTGATGTTTGGTATTACTCTATGTTCGATAATAATGGTAACTTTAACTATAGTGGTAGTTCATTCTTTACCTCTATTGAGAATTTAGAACAAACAAGTACATCATCTAATTGTGCTAGTTTTAATAGTTTTAGTGTTAGTGGACACGGTGCAAGTATTAATTACAATACTCAAACAATTAATGTTTATTTACCACAAGGAACTGATTTATCAAATATTATTTGCGATTTTAGTGCTTGTACAAATAGTGTTGTGATTAATTGTGTTGACCAAGTAAGTGGTGTAACATCTAATGACTTTTCGGAAACAGGTTGTTTACAATATCAGTTAGTATCAGAAGATTTAACTAATTCAACATTATGGAATGTTTGTATGGTTATTGTAGACCCTTGTAACCCTGCGACAACAGGACACACAGGTTCTCAAACTGTTGGTAATATTAAGACTTGTTATTCAGGTAACGTAACTGGTGTAATTTATGTTTACACAGGAACATCATATTCTGATTTTGATGATGTTGTTATAACAACTTTACGTTCAAGAGGTATTTCAACGTATAGTACATCTGCTGATGGGCCAACTTATCAAGTAAATGATGTTGCTAATGTAACATTAAATTGTACAGGAAACTATTCAACAGTTAAAACTAACCCATATTCTGAATTTGGTATTAATATAACAGATAAAGACGGTAATACTTTCTTCTTTGAAACATCTCTTAGTGAGTCTGATTCTAAAAATGTTAGTAAAGTCTTTGGGACATCTAACTTTGGTAAACCAAGAACTACAGTTCCATTATTTGTTGAAGAACATTTCCAAACATTATTAAATTATTCTTACAATAAAGGATATATTAGAGGTTTAAATTGTGACTTGACTGCTTTACCAAGAGCTAAAGATGAAAATTTCTCGACAATAGCATTTTATTTAGAAAAATATCAAACACCAGTTTCTCCTTGGGTTGTATCTGAATTAAGAGGTAGTAAAGTTTACAACTTATTTAGATTTACAACAATTTCTGATGGTGATGGGGCAAATACTGAAGTTAAAATATCTTTAGTAAATATGTCATTTAGTAATCAAACATTTGATGTTTTAGTTAGAGATTTCTTTGATAATGATGCTAATCCTGTTGTTTTAGAAAAATTTACAAATTGTTCTATGAACCCTGTTAGTAATTCATTCATTGGACAAAAAATTGGAACTGTTGGAGGTGAGTATAGTTTAAACTCTAATTATATTATGGTGGAAATGAATGAAGATGCTCCGATAGATGCTCTTCCTTGTGGTTTCCAAGGATTTAAATTTAGACAATATGGTTCATCTCAATCACCATTCCCAATTTATAAAACTAAATACGATTATCCGGGTGAAGTAGTGTTTGACCCACCATTTGGTAATGCTCAAGGTGCTAATGTAACACAATCAAGTCCTGGTGATAATGTTCGTAGAACTTACTTAGGTATTTCTACAGGATATGGAGTTGGTTATGATGTTGACTTCTTTGGATATAAAGGTAAACAACGTCCATTAGATTTATGTACTGAAGGTGATTACACTGATTGGAGTGTTCAAACTAGAGGTTTCCATATGGATATCAACGCATCGTCAATCGTTTATCCGGGAACAGGTAAACCTGAATTCTATGTTGGTTCAGCACCTTTCGTTACAGACCCTGAAAATACGTCTAACCCGTATTACTATATTTACGCACGTAAATTCTCATTATTAGTACAAGGTGGTTTTGATGGGTGGGATATCTATAGAGAATCAAGAACTAATACTGATAATTTTAAAATAGGTAAATCTCAATTCCAAAAAGGTTCTTGTCCTAGTTTCAGATACCCATCTGCAACAGGTTGGGGAGCATTTAAACAAATTACTGTTGGACATAACTCTGAAGATTGGGCAAATTCCGATTACTACGCTTACTTATTAGGTCAACAAACATTCTCAAACCCTGAGGCGGTTAATATCAACCTATTTGTAACACCAGGTATTGATGCGGTTAATCACGGTGACTTAGTTGGTAGTGCAATTGAAATGATTGAATACAACAGAGCGGATTCGTTATATATTTGTACAACACCTGATTATCAAATGTTTGTACCTTCAACAACAAATCCTACTGATTTAATCTATCCTCAAGAAGCTGTTGATAGTTTGGTTAATATAGATTCTAACTATACCGCAACTTATTATCCTTGGATATTGGTTAGAGATAGTGTAAATAATACGCAAATCTACTTACCACCAACAGGTGAAGTTGTTAAAAATTTAGCGTTAACTGATAATATCGCATTCCCTTGGTTTGCGGCGGCAGGTTACACAAGAGGTATTGTAAACTCTATCAAAGCAAGAAAGAAACTTACTCAAGAAGATAGAGATGTTCTTTACCAAGGACGTATCAATCCAATTGCTACTTTCTCTGATGTTGGAACCGTAATTTGGGGTAACAAAACTCTACAAGTAGCACAATCAGCACTTGATAGAATCAATGTTAGAAGATTATTACTTCAAGCTCGTAAATTGATTTCAGCGGTATCTGTAAGATTACTGTTTGAACAAAACGACCAAAAAGTAAGACAAGACTTCTTAAATGCGGTTAACCCTATCTTAGATGCTATTAGAAGAGATAGAGGTTTATATGACTTCCGTGTAACAGTTTCGTCTGACGCAGCTGATTTAGATAGAAATCAAATGACTGGTAAGATTTACATCAAACCAACCAAATCGTTAGAATTTATTGATATCACATTCTATATTACACCAACAGGTGCGTCGTTTGAGAACATATAATAAATTTTAACACTATTTTTAAAACCCTCATTAATTAATTTTAGTGGGGGTTTGTTTTTTTTCAGTAATTTAATTATATTTATATGTAGAGGAGAACTCGTTAATTTAATTAATATTTTACTAATGAAGATAGAATTAATATGTAAATGTTGTAATAAACCATTTACAACAGATTATAAACACAGAGATAAACAATTTTGTAATAGAGATTGTTATTTTAAATACGCTAGGAATGTTAAATTATTAGGGAAAACAAAAGACGAATCAGTTAGAGAAATACGGAAATGTTTACTGTGTAATAAAGAATTTACTGAAAGGGTAAAACATAAAAAAACAATATGTTCAAATGAATGTAGATTGTTATGGAATCAAAACCCAGTTAATAAAGAAAGTAGGTTATTGAAGGGTAAGGAATCTTTACAAAAAAAATATGGGGCAGATACATTCTTCAATACTGAAAATTTTAAATCTAACTATACAAATATTTTTAAAGATAAATATGGTGTTAGTCACCCTATGTTAGTACCTGAGTTTGTTAAAAAACTTCAAAAAAATCTCAAAGACAAACATTTATTAACTTTACTACCTAAATTACAGGAAAATAACCTCCAATTAAATGAGGAATATTCTGTTAATAAAATGGGTAATAGTTCAAAACCATATGAATTTAAATGTTTAAAATGTAATAACGTTTTCACAAGTACCGTGTTAGGTTCGGGTAAAATTCCAATTTGTAGAAAATGTTACCCAATTATTAAAAATTCAAAATTAGAGGAAATTATACGTGATTTTATCAACTTAAACAATATTAAACATATTGACAATGATAGAACTATTTTAAATGGTAAGGAAATTGATATATATTTACCCGAATATGGTATTGGTATTGAAATAAATGGTAATTATTATCACTCCGAAAATTCTGGAGAAAAAAATAAAAAATATCATATTAATAAATCAATATTAGCCGGTAATAAAAATATTAAGTTAATACAGATATTTGAGGATGAGTTATTATTGAATAAGGAAAAGGTCTTTTCAAGGTTATCGAGTATGTTATTCATTAATAAAAAAATATTTGCTAGAAAATGTGAGATTAAAATTGTTGACAAAAAAACATCAACAATATTTTTAAATGAAAATCACTTACAGGGTAATTCAATTGATAAATATAGATTTGGTTTATACTTTAAAAATGTGTTGGTTGGATTAATGACTTTTGGAAAAAAAAGAAAAGTTTTGGGTAATGGTACGTCTTTAAATCAAGAATATGAGTTGGTTAGATTTTGTAATAAACTTAATTTTAATATTGTTGGGGGGTTTAGTAAATTATTGAAACATTTTATTAAAAATTATCACCCATCTATGATTGAAACATACTCTGATATTCGTTGGTCAGGTGTAAACCCTGAAAATACTGTATATTTTAAAAACGGTTTTACATTTCAACATCAAACACCCCCAAATTATTGGTATATAAATAAAGAACATTATTTAAATAGATTTCATAGATTTACTTATAGAAAGGATGTTTTAGTTAAAGAGGGTTTTGATAAAAATAAAACAGAGTGGGAAATTATGCAAGAAAAAAATTATGATAGAATATGGGATTGTGGTTCTTTAAAATTTATTTTAGAATTATAAAAGTCAAGATATTTATATAAAGTGTTAGGATAGTAAAAAAATATTTATATCTTTGTATCCTAAAAAAAATAGATTATGTTAAAAACAAAATTAAAAGAGAGTATTGATGATTATGGAACACCTAATGAAAAGTATTATGCTTTTGATTGGGATGATAATATTGTATCGATGCCAACCAAAATTATATTAAAAGATGAAGATGGTGATGAAGTAGGTATGTCTACTGAAGATTTCGCAACTTATCGTGAAATAATTGGTGAAGAACCTTTTGAATTTGACGGACATACTATTGTTGGTTATTCTAACGATGCTTTCAGATGGTTTGGGGTTAAAGGTGATAAACAATTTATTGTTGATTCTATGACTGCAAAACCGGGTCCGGCTTGGCCAGATTTTGTTGAAGCAATTAATAACGGTTCAATATTTTCAATCGTTACAGCTAGAGGTCACACCCCTTCAGTATTAAAAGAGGCTTGTTATAATTACATTGTTTCAAATATGAATGGTATAGATTCTAATGAATTAGTTAGAAATTTAGAAAAATATCGTAATTTAGCGGATGAAGAAAATGTGTCTAAAAGAGAAATGATTCGTGAATATTTAGATTTATGTAAATTTTACCCGGTGACTCACGGAAAAGGGTCTGCTGCTAAAGTAGAACCATTAAAAATTGAGGCGTTAGAAGAGTTTGTTAAATATGTTAAGAAAATGTCTCACCATATTCAGAAAAAAGCTTTCTTAAAAAATAAGATAAGTAATTATTTTGTACCAAAACTAGGTTTTTCGGATGATGATTTAAAAAATGTGGAAAGTGTAAAAAAACATTTTGAGCAAGACCCAGAGAATATAATTAAAACATATTCAACCGCTGGAGGAATTAAAAAAGAATATTAAAATAATTATTATAAATAAAAACTATTAAATAATTTAATTATAATAACTAGGATTTCTAGAATGATAACAAATTTAATTCTAAAAGTCAAGTGATAAAAATTAAATAGGTTATATTTATAATAAACAAGATAAAAAATAAAATTTAAAAAACAAATAGACAATGGCTGATTTATTAATGAAAATGCCCATACCGTATGAACCAAAAAGGCAAAATAGGTTTATTGTACGATTCCCTTCAGCTTTAGGGATTAACGAATGGTTCGTAGAATCGGCTGCTAGACCACACGTAACTATAACTCCGGTAGCAATACCTTTCTTAAATACTGAGACATATGTTGCAGGACGTTTTGTTTGGAGTACTATACCAGTTAAATTTAGAGACCCAATTGGACCATCAGCGTCTCAAGCTCTTATGGAGTGGGTTCGTTTATGTGCGGAGTCTGTAACAGGACGTATGGGGTATGCTGCGGGATACAAAAAGAATGTTGACCTTGAGATGTTAGACCCAACAGGTGTTGTTGTGGAAAAATGGATATTGGAAGGTTCTTGGTTATCTGATGTTAACTTTGATTCGTTGGCTTATAGTACAGATGCTTTAGCAACTATCAGTGCAACTCTAAGAATGGATAGATGTATTTTGGTTTATTGATTTTTACTAAAATATATCCGTTCATTTACAATATTGAAAAATTCCCATATATTTATATACATGGGAATTTTTGTTTGTAATATATGTAAAAAAGAGTGTGATAGGATTAATGCTTTAAGAAGCCATTCAATTCAAAAGCACAATATTAGTGGTGATAAAATTTATATTGATTATATTTTAAAAGGTATTACACCTAAATGTGAGTGTGGTTGTGGTGGAACACCACCGTTTGTATCAATAGGAAAAGGATTTTCAAGATTTATAAAACGGAGCGTAAAACCCATTCATCGCTTTTTAGCGTGGATGGGATGTAAGAGACTCCTTTAACACTTACATTTTGTAAATTTAGACAAATATTTGGTTTTGTCAAAAAATATTATACTTTTACAAAAGTTTAGACTATTTAATAATATATGCTTAAAGGATTAAAATATAGATTATACCCAACCAACTCCCAAAAAGAGTTGATTGCCAAGCATATTGGTAGTAGTCGTTTTGTATATAATTTAGCCTTAGAAACAAAGAATACAGCGTATTTAGGTTCTAAACATAATTTTTCTCCCTTTGACCTAATTAAGCAACTTCCTGACCTTAAAAAAGAATGTGAGTGGTTAAAAGAAGTAAATAGCCAATC